TAGCGGTATTCCCATCCCTGCGCAGGAAAGCCGGTGGAAACCACTTGGCCTTTATCAATGTAAACGTGCAGCGCTTCGGGGTTCGCTTTCAGGTGCGGGACGCCAGCGCCGAGAGCTGCGCGCAGCGAGCGAGGCTTATTCATGTTGTTGCTCCTGGCAGTCCACAATCATGTCCACTTTCGCTGCGCATACTGCCCAGTCTCCCTCTGCCTGTTCTTTCGCTGCAAGCAGATCGCCGTTACTGACCGGGCTGCTTTCCATCAGCGTGCAGCGCGTCACTTTGGGACAGGAAAGAGTGATAACCTGCGGCCCCGGTAATCGCCGGTCGCCGCTGCAACCGGATAATACTGTCAGGCAAAGGCTCAGCAGCCCAGCCAGCGGCTTTTTCATCTTCACGGATCACCTCCTGAATTTGCTTCTGGCGACCGGCAGCCGCCGCCCGAAGATCGTCATTGGTTTGCTGGAGCTGCTGCTGCAGATTGTCGTTTGCTCGGGCGACCAGATTCACCGCGATCAGCTGACTATTTTTTTCACTGAGCTTTTCGCCCAGTTCCGCAACAGTCTGTTTTAGTTCGCCGACCTGTTTCAGCGTTCTGCTTAGCTGCCAGCCCAGCAGGGCCGACAGCGCAAGCAACGCGGCGATGACTACGCTGAGGGTTCTGGACATGGCTTTGTGCCGGAGAGCATGAGCAGGGCTGAGCGTATGAACCTGAAGCCCAGCAAGGCTGCCAGATAGCAAATTGCCGTAGTGATACTGCCAGCATTGAGCAGACAGGCGGTGATGAGCACTATCACCATAATGAACCGCAGATGCTTACCCAGCGTCAGCGTTCTGTTTAATCCCAGCGCACGGATCGTAATCTCTGCAAATCCTTTCCGACCATCTTTCAGCCATAGCGCCTGTGAAACCACACCCGAGGCGATCAGCAACAGGGAAACCGAGACGCCAAACCACGCCCAGGCAGAGATGATGGTCATTGCCAGGCTTTGTGGCCAGATGAAGCCCAGGCCAATCATGACCAGCAACGTAATATCAAACATCCAGCGGGTATATTTTTTCACTCGTTAACTCCTTTAATGCACCATGCCAGCTCCCGCGCGCGGCGGTTCTCCAGCCCTTTGCTTTTCACACCATTGACGTAAACCCAGCGCGGCAACTGGTTGCATGCCTGCCACCACTGCTGGCGATTGATAAAAGAGACCATGGTCGAACGGCAGATCGCGCCCGTTCCGACGTTAAACCCGATACTCACCAGAGCATCGTAAACATGCTGCGGCGGCCTGGTTGTCAGGCAGGCATCCAGCCTTTTCTCTGTCAGCAGCACATCGCTCAGAAGGTTGTCAGCGGCCTGGTGCTCGGTGATGTTCCTGCCTGGTACCACGCCAGCCGTATGACCGATCCCGCTGGTCCATACTCCAGCACTGCATTTGTACGGCGTGAGCTGACAGCCCTCATAATCTGCAATAAGGCGCAGACCCTCCGGAGACGTTTTCAGCATCTGGAACTGAGGCAGGGTGGCGGCGATAGCCAGCACCACACCGATCAGGCAGCGTTTAACGATTTGCGCGTTCATATGCCTCCTGACTGACTTCTCCGTTTTTCAGCAGCAGATATTTCTTGCGGCTGTAGTACCAGTAAACGGCAAAGGTGCCGGCACCCAGAATCATCGAAAAGACAGATGCCATATCCCTGACGGAGAAGTCACCCAGCCAGGCCAGAAACAATGCTATACCGTACGTGATAGCGGCGATCACTCTCTCAATAGTCATGCTCACTCCCATAGCTGAATCGTCCGGGCAACAGCCGCTGGCGTCTGGTCAGGTAACTCAATCTCATGGCCATGGGGCAGAAATGGCCCCAGCTCTGCCAGCCCTGGGTTTGCGTTGAGCACAAGCTCTGTCATCCCCTGCGTTCTGCCGTAATGCCGCCAGCAAATGGCATCAACGGTGTCATGCTGCTGCGCCCGGACTTTCATCAGATCAGCTCCACGGTCATATGCGCGCGGTCCTGTACGCCGTTTATTGCCCAGTGGGCATTTCGCCACACCTCGCCAATAGCCTCATCGAGTGCATCGGATTTGTTAACGCCTTCTGCTGTTGCGTCATAGTCCCGGTACTTCTCCATTAGCGTGGCGCGTGCCCAGCTGAATACGGCCTGTTTGTAAAACGTTACCCGGTGCGAAATGCCGTCAATCTTCTCTGCAGGCACATCAGCCAGGGATGAGTAACCGGCCCTCTGCTGATTTTCGCGATAAATAAAAAGCTCGGCGTTTACCTCCGCAATCGCGGTTCGAAGCGCTTTACGCAGACGTTCAGGCGTCACCGTTCCGTCCACCCGCATGTCTTCCCTGTATTCCTGCAGGCTGAGGTCAGGAAAAAAGAAGGTATTGCTGATGGTGTCCTGGGTATCCTGCGCCGGTTCAGGTGAAACGAATGTCAAACTCATGCATTCTCCTTGGGTGGGAGGTGGACGGGGTTTTGATGAGGCTAAAAGCCTGTCGCCACCCCGTGCCTCCCCGTGCGCGGGTCACGTTCGGTCAGGCTTCGGCGGCCTGTCGCAACTGTCGGTTCAGTTGCTCAATGTCTTTCTTAACGCCACAGCGGTTATCGAGCTGCAGCGCGCGATTCAGGTGGTTCAGTGAAGCAATCGCCTGATCGTTATCGCGAAGGGCATACCCCAGCGCTTTATGCAGCCTGGCCCTGGACTGATCGGGCATGTCATGCGGGTCAACCAGCTCCAGCGCCTGCGTCAGCAAGGCCGCGCTAAAGGTCTGTTTAGCCGTGTATGCGCGCATCGCCGCGTCAGCAAACTCTTCTGCAATAGCCGTCGCCGTGGTGCGGTTGTAGCGTGTCGGCAACACCCAGCCATGTTTCAGCGCATGATGGCCAATCACCAGGGCACCGTGATAATCCCCGGCATCGATACGCCAGATCATCACGTTCATGACAACATCGTCTTGCTGGGAACCATCACCGGCCAGGATGCCTGCAACCCATGGCTCGTACTTCGGCAACATGTCGCGTTTCAGCTCGGCTTTCTTTTCCGTGGACTGCGTACCTTTCAGGCGCGTCATATCTTCTGAGAGATAAAGCAGCATATGGTTGTAACCGCTGAGAGCCTGCCGAGGACCGCCCTCACGGGCGGTCTGTTCGGCTTCAACCCGCAGGCGGTGCGCACGTGCGGGAGAAGTCATTACGGTGTACTCCAGTCAGCTTTAACCTTGATGTTTTCAACCAGCGCAACGCCGCGATAATCCTCAATGACATAGGCTTCATTGACGGATTCGAAGTTCTCGATACGGTCGCGTTTCGGGTTGTCGATGACCGCGCGGCGGCGCGTGTCTTCCTGCCAGTAAATTGACAGGTTATCCAGACGGGTGATCAGCAGCGTTTCGGTCGGGAAGAACGGCGCACGGATCACCTGCAGGCCACCCATGCGTTTCTGGCTGATAATCAGATCAGCCGCCAGCGCTTCGGTGTTCTCCTGTTGTTTGTTGACGATAGGGAAATATTTGTCAGCCAGCATGTCACGGCCACATACCACCACCAGACCGTCATCGTCCTGATAGACCTCATCAACAAGGTTGTTGACGGCATCCATCACCAGGGCGTCCAGGTTTTCGTAATCACCTTTCTTACCGACGTGGATCTCGTTGCGTTTGGTACCGCCTGACGGGGTGATGCTGTTCATGACATGCGCTGCAGCATTGGTGCGAATATTTTCCAGCCAGCCGGTATTCACGTCCTGGAGCTTCGGATTGGAGCTGCGGTTTGAGGTGGCCGCACGGCTGGTACCGTTAAAGCCGATCATGATGCGGTCCAGCGCCTGGCGTTTTACGATGGCATCGCGAATCCGGGTCTGGAAGTCCTGGAACTTGGCCCACATATCGATTTTTGCGTAAGTCAGCGCGGTATCGAAGTTGGTCTGGGTGCACTTATACGGAACACCGCTCAGATCGGTCGGGTCGGTCGGCTCACGGTCTTTGCTGGTAGTGTCAGTGGTACCGGCGATAGTGGTACCCACACCAAGACCAAGAGGCTGGCCAGTTTGCTCAGATACTGGCACCACGTTGACCAGCGTCAGGAACGTCGCAGATTGCTGAATCAACGTTTCCAGACTCTGTGCTACTGACGGGGTAACAGAGAATTTTTTACCAATATCGTCTACAGAGACATCATTCAGTTCTGCCAGGCGCGTCAGGTAGGCATTGTATTTAAAGCGGGTTTCTTTTTTCACTGTTTTGCTCCATCAGCAGTTGGTCAGTTCGCCGGAGTTCTGGCTACCACCCGTAGAGAACGGGCGACGTTCCTGGCGGCCATCTTCCTGGGATAATTTTTCCTGCAGCTCTGAAAGCTCTTCCTGCGTCGCAGTGAACTTTTCTTCGAGTGCCTGGAGGTTGGCTGCATAGGTGGCCATCTGGTTTTCATGGTCATCAACACGGCCGGAAAGGGTGTGATGCTCTTCTGCCACGGCCTCAACAGCGCTGTGAACATCAGAGAATCGGGCATCGTCGCTGGTTTGCTTGCGTGACAGCATTTCCTTAACGCGACTGAACAGGCTGGGTTTTTCCGTTACATCTTCAAATTCGATGACGGTTTCTTCTGCAGCAGAGAAGAGGTTGTCTTTGTCCTGCTTGCGGCGGGCCAGCGGGTTAGCAGATGCCTTTGCGCTGAACTGCA